TGAGATGGGTTGGTGTGATCCTTTGGATATGGAATGTCTCGGACAGGGTGGAGACATAAAACCACTTGAATGTTATGAATAAAAAATAGTTGTTTCATATACAAAAAAGGTTGTATATTAACATATGAGTTATATTGTCATTCCGATATTTTCAGATCCATTCTTACATCCATTACATAAGGACAATGGATTATCCTTGCTTTATATTAAGGAATTAGATGGTAAAAGTGAGATGATATGTCAATTTCATCCTGATTGTGTCGGTGTATTAGAAGATTATAAATGGTTGGATAAACATGCGATTGTTACTCCAGATGCTAAAATATTGAATCAAGTTTATCCATTTAAGGATGTATTAGATATGAATTGTATGTGGTGGACTAGAATAAATCAACCATTTGATATGAGTAAGGTTAGGAATAATGCTTATGATTTCTTTTATAACAAATATTATAATGCAAAACGATTAAATGAGATAATACCTATATTAAAACACAAAGAGTGGTGTGATAAATTGATGGAAGAGATAAAAAAATATCCTGAAAGCGATTTGGGTTTATATGATACTATATATGATAGAGAGGTAACAGAAGCCTTCGGTTACATAGAAAGAAACGGAGTAAAGGTATCAGATGATGTATGTGATATATTTGATATGAGAGTAAAGAAACATATATCGGATGGTAGGTTATATACAAAATATAATCTATGGACATCTACAGGTAGACCATCTAATTCATTCGGTAATGTGAACTTTGCAGCTATGAAACCAGAACAAAGAAAAGCTATTATACCTGAATATGATATGTTGGTTGAATATGATTACGATGCATTTCATTTACGACTTATAGGTGATCTAATAGGATACAAATTTGATAAAGAATCAGTACATCAACATTTAGCAGACAAATATGGATGTTCATACGATGAAGCAAAACAGAAATCTTTTCAACAATTATATGGTGGAATTGAGAAAGAAATACGAAAAAATATCACATTTTTCAGTTTAACATATGATAAAATAAATACATTTTGGGGATACTTTAATGATAACAAATTTATAGAAACTGATATTTATAATAGGAAACTATTGTCTAAAAACTATACAGATATGAACAAAAATAAGTTGTTCAACTACCTGATTCAGGCATATGAAACGGAATCAAATATTAAGACGATAATTGAGTTAAAACTATATTTATTAAATAAGAAGACAAAATTAGTTCTGTATGGTTATGACAGCTTCCTTTTTGATTTCTCAAAAGAAGATGGAGTTAACACATTGACAGAAATAAAGAATATATTAGAGAGAAATGGGCATATGGTTAAATCCAAAGCGGGCTCCAATTATGGTGAAATGAACGATATTTCGGATAGGTTATAAAATGGATCCAACACTACATAAGATACTGGCAGAATGGGCAGTCAGAGTACCCGATGGTTCTCCTGATCCAGATAATCCTTATCATATAGTTTTACTTGAAAGATCTATGGATGGTATGAAATTACCAAGAAAATTTAAAACTGGATTATTAAAAAGATTAAGAAAAGAAGAAGAAGATTGGTGGAGTAAATTATCACCAGAAGAACAAGCAAAATATATAAAAGATCATCCAAAGAGTAAAAAGGCTCAACAGGCTAAAGAAAAAGAGGATAAAGAAGAATTTGAAAAAGGTAAAGTTGTTGGTGATCCAAATGAAGGTGACAATCAAGTAAAAAATGATATGTTAAAACATGGTTATGGTGGATATGAAAAAGCTATGGGTTCTAAACCGGCACCAGGTGGAGCAGGCTCTGCATTTAATGAAATAATTTCTGGTGAAGGTGTTCATATGTTAAATGAAAATCCTAATATGTCCGAAGAAGAAGTGGCTATGAAGATGTATGAAATGACAAAAGACACAACTTTAGGAAAAGAACAAAAGGTAACTTCTGGTATAAAAGCTGGTGAAATACCTGATGTTGAAAATAAAAATTTATACACAAAATGTTTAGTGTCAGCTAGGTCTGCTAAAAAGAAACATGAGAGAACCCATAAAAGAGTTTCTCGGTTACAAGAACAAGGTAAGATGGGTAAGGTTGATAAGACAGAAACATATTATGGTGCTGATAAATCGTTGGCAGCTCAAGTAGAATCTATTAATACATCCAATAAAGTTTTGATGCCTGATGGAACTGAAGTAACAAAAGAAGATGCTATTGCTTTTACAAAAGCTGGTGGTGGTGGAGAAAATCCCTCCGATACTGCAACATTTGTCAAAGATAAAGATGGCAACCTTTTAATACAATTTCATTCAGATAAAACTACAACCAATGACATTCAAGATAATTCCACATTAGCACAAGAGGGTGAAAATTATAAAGAGAGTATAAATAAAAATGAGAACTTATCATCAGAACAAAAAGAAAAGGCTAATACTATTATAGATGATTATTCTAATAAAATTAATCAAATTGAAGAAAATTATAATGATCAAGCTACACCTATAGCTGGTAGGTTAGAAGAACTACCTATTGAAAATCAAGTAGAAATTATAGAAAATGATAAAGGAACTTTAAAGAAAAATATTGATGACGCTTTATTTGGTAAAGGTGGGTTAAAACCACAGTACGAAAAGTATTTAAATGGTAGAGATTCAAATAATTTAAGTACACAAGAAAAATATGAAATAATTAGAAAGCATGTTTCTTCTGGTGAAGGTAAAAGTAATGATGTTAAAGTTGTAAACAAAGTAGGACTGGGATTACAGAAAAAAGATTCAAGTATTGAGGGTATTGATGTAAAGAAAAATTTATCAGAAGAAAGAAAAAAAGTTGTAAACTTACAAAGAGAAAGAGTTGACAAACTAAATGAAGAAAAAACTGATGTTGATGGTGTTGAAGTTGGTATCGGAACATTAATGGAAGCTGAAGAAACCATTAGAGGATTTCATTTTGGATTGATGGATTATCCACCAAAAGGATATGAAGAAGGTAAACCAGGTAGTATGGTTGGGTCTTCATTAGATGTTAATATGGGTGGGAATATTGTTAATGGTGAAGTATTGAGAGGTTGTATAGGTGTAAAGAATACTACAGATTTTAAACAAAAGTTTAGATTAGTTGAAGATGAAAAAATAACAAAAGATGCTCAAGGTAATGTTACTGGTAAGGTAGTTTATACATATGCTGTAGATTCTGAAGGTAAAAGAAAAGATATAGGATATAAAACATATCGTTCCAAAGCAGGTGCTACTGGAAAAACAAATAACACAATGACATATAGTAAAGATATGCAAGATTGTTTTAAGGGTAAAAATAAATGAAAACCCAACTATTAGCCACATTTACAACAAAAGAAGATTTGGATATAATTATCCGAAAAATACAGGATGCATATACAATAGCATTCGGTAAGATATATGTATTACAGAATGAAAAAAATATAAATGAGTTAATATGTACATACAATGTAGATTTGGCAGCAGGAGCAGATTACAACGATGTAAAAGGAACAATATCTCTACATAGGAAGAAACATTCCAATACATTATATACAATAAATGCATTGAATGAGGTAATTGCTAATTTAAATAACGGATTAATAGATAGTAAATTTATAGTGCCGTGGGAAAATTTTAAGAATACATTAATGGTAACGAATTCAGATGGGTTAAATAAGATACCTACGAGGATTTACAAAATTATAAAAATAAATTGATTTTTTTGAAAAATCATATATATTTATATATATAAAACTAATATAACAAATTGGAGAAAATAGGTTATGGCAAAAGAAAAACCAAAAAAAGAAGTTGTAGAACAAGTCACAGATGAAGTTGCAGTAGTTGAAGAAGAATTATCACCTTGGTACGTTTTTTGTTCGACTGGTTGCGGTTTCTGTAAGAAAGCTGAACCAGTAATAGAAGAATTAAATAAAGAAGGTCACGACATACTTGTTCTTGATTTAGTAGAACCTGATAATAAGAAATTAAATGCAGAGTTAAAAGCAGAATATAATATTCAATGTGGTACTCCTTGGTTTATAAATGCTGAAACTGGGAAAGGTGTTTGTGGTTATCGTGAAAAAGCTGTTCTTGAAAAATGGTTAGCAGGTGAAGATATACCAGAACCACCAAGACCTACAGGTCCACCACCAAGACCACCATTTATGGGTGTCACTAAAAAAGAAGAAAAAGAGTGGAAAACAAAATATGATAAGTGGTTAGACGACAATAAACATCTTCCCGAAGATAGAAGAAAAAGTGCTGATGAAGTACTTTCCATGCCAAGACCAAAGTCAGAACCACCCAGACCTCCTATGGGACCCGAAACAACTGATATGGATATTGATAAGTGGGGTGAAGAATATAAAAAATGGGCTAAAGAAAATTCACATCTACCAAATTTACAACCAGTTGATAAGATGGTTCAGAATTTTAAAAACAGAAAAAATCAAATGGCGAATGCTCCACAACAAGGAAACCCTAATCAACCACCTGTTTCTGGTAATTTAGAGAAGAGAATGTCTACAATGGAACAAAAGCTCGACAGACTTATGAATCATTTGGGAGTAAAATGAAATTTAGGCCAAAGATCAAAAAAGACAGAAAGGTCACAGAAGAAGAGTTAAAATGTATTAAAGAAACTGAAGAAATGTTGGAGGAAGAACATAAACTTCCACCTACATCTCAAATGGTTCGAGATATAGCTACTACTCATTGGAAATCTTTAAAGGCTTGGGTTAAAGGTTCACAGGTTATAGCACCACAAGAGATAGCACAAAAAAGATGGGAAATCTGTAAACAATGTCCTCACCTTAAATATGATGAAACCAATCCAGACACAGGAAAAAAAGATGGTAGATGCGCTCATTGTGGATGCTTTATGAATGTGAAAGTTCACTACGCAGTCGCTGAGTGTCCAATAGACAGATGGACTGCAGAGTGTAAATGTAATCAAAAAAAGAATTGTGAAGATTAAAAAAAGGCTTGTTTTATATACTAAAATAGATATATATTATAGGTAATAGGTTATATGGTTATATGAATAACCATAAATAATAAACAATAAAACATAATACATAGGAGAAAAAGCATGGACTTAGATGCTATAAAATCAAAACTAAATCAGTTACAATCAACAACCTCAACAGCAAATAACTTTTGGAAACCTGAACCAGGCAAACAAGTTGTTCGTATTGTTCCTTATAAACATAATAAAGATAATCCATTCGTGGAATTATATTTTCATTATAATTTAGGACAAAACAAAACTTATATGTCACCTGTTTCATTCGGTCGTCCAGATCCAGTTCAAGAGTTTGCTGATAAACTTAAATCTACTGGAGATAAAGACGAATGGATTCAAGGTAAAAGACTTGAACCTAAAATGAGAACTTTTGCACCTGTAATTGTTAGAGGTAGAGAAGATGAAGGTGTTAAATTTTGGGGTTTTGGTAAAACTGTATATCAGGAACTTTTAAGTGTAATTGCAGATCCTGACTATGGTGATATTACAGATCCTGTAAATGGTCGTGACATTCAGATTGAACGTCAGACTCCAGCGGAAGCGGGTAATCAGTATGGTAAAACTACTGTACGTGTAAAACCCAATCAAACTCCGATTACTGAAAGTAAAGAGGCGTTGGAAGGTGTTTTTAAAAACCAACCTAACTTGACAGAACTTTATACAGAACCATCTTATGATGAACTGAAAGAAGCTCTGGCTGGCTATCTCAATCCAGAAAATGAAACAGATACAACTACAACATCTAATGGTGTTGCTGCTACAACAGCTCCCACTACAAATACGGGAACTACTAAAACAGCAAAAACAGAAAATGTTGAAGATGCATTTGATAGTTTATTTAATAGTTAATCAGTAAAAATAAAATAATCTTATGGGTGGGAGTTCGTTCTATCCCACCCATATATTATAGGAGAAAGTTATGACACAAAAAGATGAATTGGCTGGTGTAATAGCCGATGATTAAACAAAACCTTCAAACATCAAAAGGTTGCATATTTTCTTGACGATGGTGCAAATCCTACTGATGTAGTTGATTGGATTTCAACTGGTTCAACAATGTTAGATTTAGCTATTTCTAATAAACCAAATGGTGGGGTTGCTGTAGGTAAAATCACAGAATTAAATGGTTTAGAGGGTAGTGGTAAATCTCTTATTGGTGCTCATCTATTAACTTCAACACAAAGAAAAGGCGGTGTTGCTGTTTATATAGATACAGAGAGTGCAGTATCACCTGAATTTCTTGATGCTATAGGTATAGATACGCAGAATATGTTGTACATACATCTTGAAACAGTAGAAGAGGTATTTGAAACTATTGAAACTATTGTAGCAAAGATTCGTGAATCAGATAAAGATAGATTGGTAACTATATTAGTAGATAGTTTAGCAGCTGCTTCTACAAAAGTAGAAATGGATGCTGACTTTGATAAAGATGGTTGGGCTACGGCTAAAGCCATTATCATATCAAAAGCTATGAGAAAGATTACTCAAATGATTGCAAGACAGAAAGTTGCTCTTGTATTCACCAACCAGTTAAGACAAAAGTTGGGTGTAATGTTTGGAGACCCTTGGACTACAAGTGGTGGTAAGGCTCTTCCATTTCATGCATCAATAAGAGTTCGTCTAAAGAACACAGGTCAGATTAAAGATACGAAGAAAAACACAATTGGTATTAAGATGAAGGCTCAGGTGATTAAGAATCGATTGGGTCCTCCAATGAGGGTTGCAGAATTTCCACTTTACTTTGATACTGGTATAGATGACTATGGTAGTTGGTTAGCAGTAATGAAAGACCATAAGATAGTTAAGGTTGCTGGCGCTTGGTATACTTTAAATGATGTAGATTTAGAAACTGGTG